ATAACTAATTTACAAAGTGGTAATTGGTTTAATATAGCTTTAACATATGATGGAACTGATGCTGTTGGTGCGTTAAAATTATACTCAAACGGAGTTGAGGTATATAGTAATTCTTCAACGCTTGGAGGTACAGGGTTAGCAGTAAATAATGATAATTTATATATTGGAGGAAGTGCAAGTAGTGCATTTTTTACTTGTAAATTAAGTAATATTTCATTGTTTGATACTGGTTTACCCGCAACAGGAACAGAATCAGTTGAATCTTTATATAACTACGGTACACCACCAAATATAGCTTCTTATAGCAACTTACAAGGTTTTTGGGAATTAGACGCTTCAGCAACCTTTGATGGCTCTAATTGGAGTATTCCAGATGCTTCAAGTAATTCTAACACAGGCACATCATCAAATATGACTGCTGCAAACCTTGTGCAATCCGACCTTATTATAAATGCACCGTATGATAGTTTTAGTTTAGAATTTGATGCTGTTGGCTCAGATAGAATAAATTTTGGAAATCCTTCCAACTTGCAAATAACAGGTTCTTTTTCTGTTTCTGTTTGGATAAAGCAAACAACTCAACAAGATTCTGTTGTAATTTCTAAAGATGCTTTTGGCTCTAATAGATGTTGGAGTTTATGGTCAAATGCTTATCAAACAAATAATTTTGTTCAATTTATTGTTTGGGATGAAAGCAATGCAATATTTTATGTAGATAGTAATATTAGAGTTGATGATGGAAATTGGCATCATTTAACTGCTGTTTATGACGCTTCAAATTCATTAAAAATATATATTGATGGTGTTTTAAATAATACAAATTCTACAAGTATTCCATCTTCTATAGCAAATAAAACTGTTGATATTATTTTAGGCGAAAGTAATACTTTAGGTTCATTTGAGTTTGGCGGCTCAATTTCTAACTGTTCAATTTTTAGCTCAGCTTTATCAGCAGCACAAGTAAAAACTCTTTATAATGAAGGCAAACCTTTTGACCTTAATAATTTTGCAGTAACACCTGTATCTTGGTGGAGATTAGGAGCTGTAAATTCATCATTTGACGGTTCAAATTGGACTGTTTTGGATGAAATTTCTACAAGCGGAAACAATGGAGTTTCAGCAAATATGACTCAAGCAGATTTAGTTGACGGAGTAGGAGCAACAGGAAGTGGTTTATCTTCGGGAATGTCAAGCGGAACAAATAGAACAGGAGATGCACCTTATTCTGAATCAAATGCAGTATCTTACAATATGAGTGTAACAGCTAAATCAACATCAACACCAACATAATATTAAAATAAAATAAAATGGCAACATACATAGTAATAGAATTAACAGAAACAAGCAAAGTAGATTACTCACAGGTTAATCAAACATCTGCTCAGACAATGCGAAGAAATTTAGCAAACACACAAGGGTTATTAAGCTACATTACAGAACCAAGTTATGTAACAAGCGGAGTATTGCCTTACGTAGGTGATAAAATGAATCACCAAGAGTGTTTAGAATTAATGGCAACATCAGCGTGGAGTGAACCAATGCCTGAATAATAATGAATAAAAATAATAACATAGTAATGGAAGATCACAGTTTGTTGGTTGCTTTAGCTGGTATTGTATCGGCTTTAGGGTTGAAGGAAATTTGGAACATCGTTAAAAAACGAATGGATATTAGAGCATCAAAAGAAGAGCGTGTTGATGATCTATCACTAAAAGTTATTGAAGAACTAAAAGATAAAATTTCAGCATTAGAACTTAAAATAGATGTATTAATAACAGAGAATACAGAACTAAGAGTAAAGGTTGCTAAGATGGAAGAAAGATTGATTCAGAACGCTAAGAAATCAGTATCAAGAAAAAGAAAACCAAGTGAGTAAATACTACCAACATAGCAGTGAAAATTATGAGTATTATTATACTTACGTAGAAACTAAAAATTATGAGAGCAGTAAATAAAATTGTAATACATTGTAGTGCAACACCAGAAGGCAGAAATGTTAGTGCAGCAACCATTGATGGATGGCATAGAAAAAGAGGTTTTAACCAAATCGGTTACCATTATGTGATCGGTTTAGACGGAAAAATTGAATCTGGAAGGGCTGTAAATATTATGGGTGCACACGTTGGAGGCGGTGGTAATAAAGCATCAATAGGTATAGCTTATATTGGCGGTATGGATAAAGCTTTTAAAAAGGCAAAAGATACACGCACAGAGGCGCAAAAAGCAGCACTAATAAAGATTATTAAAATACTAAAGAATATCTATCCTGAAGCATCTATACACGGACACAGAGATTACAGCAAAGATAAAGATGGTGATGGGGTTGAAGCACACGAATTTATGAAGCAATGCCCTTGTTTTAATGCGGAAGTAGAGTACATAGAATTTCAACCAAAAAGTTTTAAAGCTAAAAGCAAGAAAGCAAGAGATATTAAAAAAGAAATAAAAAAAGATTCAAATGAGTAATAAAGTAAAGAACATCATAACTAACATTTTAGGCATTGCATTATTTATTTATAATGTTTATATGTATTATTACAATGGTGAAACCTTAGTTAGCTTTTTGAGCATCTTAGCAGTTTCATTAGCATTGTTTTTATTTAAAGGAACTGAAACTAAAGAATGGTTAAGAAAGGCATTATCCAAGTTTTCATCTTAATTTTATTAATTAGCTGCTCACCTCAAAAGCGATTAAACAGGTTAGTTAGAAATCATCCACATTTAAGCAAAATAGATACTATTAAGATCATTGATACTATTATTGTACCTAATTATAGTTATGATACAATAGAAACTGTAACTTTCCACGACACCACGATTATAGTAAACAATGACAGAATTGAAGCAAGGTATTATTTCGACACATTACGGCAAGAAATATACCACGAAATCACGTGTAAGAACGACACAATTATTGAAAATAGATTTATACCTTATGAAACGGTCACTATTCAAGAACAAACGCTTTGGGAGAAATACGGATCAATGGCTATAATGGGAATATTAGTTTTGATTGGTTTAAAGATTGGTAAAAAACTTGGTATATTATGAAACCTAATAAAAAAGAAAAAGGTAGGGGAAATGCAAGATATAGGTTACAAGCTGATGAGGTTGAAATAATTAGAGAGTATAGAAGAATAAAAGAAGAAGCTGAATTTGAGGGTGTCAATCCAAATGATGTACATTCAGGTTGGATAAAATCAAAGAAATCATCATTATATTTTAAGAACAGCGGATATAAAACGCAAAGTTTAAAAGAGTTTAAAAATGATTTAGTTAAAGATTTACAGGAATATGCACCAGAATTTGAAAAGGTTAAAAAACCACAAGTTCACGATGGCCATTGTTTGTTAATATCACCAGCAGATATACACATTGGTAAGCTTTGCAAATCATTTGTAACAGGTGAAGAATACAATAAACAAACAGCAGTATTAAGAACTTTAGAGGGTGTTCAAGGTTGCTTAGAAAAAAGCAAGGGGTTCAATATAGACAAAATTATTCTAATAATAGGCAATGATGCAATGCATATTGATACACCAAGTGGTGGAAAAACTACAAGTGGTACTGTTCAAGATGTGGATGGAATGTTTTATGAGCATTTTCATATCGCAAAAAGATTATATATTAATATTATTGAATCTTTGCTGGAATTTTATCCAGATATACACGTAATTTATAATTCTTCTAATCACGATTACTTGACAGGTTTTTGTTTAGCTGATGTAATAGCAACTTATTTTAAGAATAACAAGAACATTACTTTTGATATTAGTTTACATCATAGGAAGTACTATAAGTGGCATAATAATCTTTTTGGCAGCACTCACGGACACGGAGCTAAATGGGATTTACTGCCTTTATTAATGGCTGATGAATCAAAAGATTGGAGCAGCACCAAGTATAGATATATGTTTACGCATCACGTTCATCATAAAGTAGGCAAGGATTTTGTCGGTTGCAGTTTAGAATCTTTCCGTTCACCTTCACCCGCTGATACGTGGCATTCTCGTCAAGGTTACACCTCATCTAATAACCAAGCTATAGAAAGTTTTATATTTTCTAAAAACAATGGACAGGTTGCAAGATTAACACACCTGTTTTAATCAATTCCCCTAAAAACCCCTATTCAATTCCCTGTTTTTATTTTTTTTCTTTGTATTGCTTTGGTTTATAAATATATTTATATATATTTGAATATAATTAACAATTAAACTATGAAAAAACTACTATTACAATCACTAACATTAATCGGAGCAATCTATGTTGCTTATCATTTTATAATACTAATCATTTTAAAAATAGCTTAACTATGGAACAAGATAAAACAATATACGTTCACGAATCACATACGCTATGGAGCGACAATGGTGAAGTTTATTTAGCTTGTGATAATGGCACAGTAGTTTTTAATGCTGATACATTATTCAATGACATTGCTAACTTAGCAGAACTTGCTTTAAAAGAAAGAAAGAAACAAGAAAAATACATACTTAAAGAATTAACTAAAATAAAATAAACAATGGTAAGAACATTTTACATTCCAGAAGATAAAAGAGAAACAATGATGAAGTTTGTAGAACAAGCACAACAAAACGGAACAAGCTATTCTAAACTAATCGTAGAATTTATGGAAGATTACATAAACAATAAAAACTAAAACTATGAACGTAACACCAACTAAAAGAGTATTTCAACTACAAGATGATCATACAGATGTTGAAGTAAGTATTGAACAGAAAGAAGGTCAACCAACAATAATTCAATTTGAAAGCTTTGATACTAATTATTATTTAGTAGCTGAAACAGGAGAATTTATGGAAGTACACAAGATAATTAACAAGATAAAAGAAATGCTATGAGTTTAAACCACTATATGACATATCTTGAAGAATGGGAAAGGTTTAATAGAACATCAGAACTAAATGAAGAACTTAAATTTTTAGTGCTTAGAATAAACTACAATAAAAGATTATTATGTTCTGATTCTTGGATGCCAAGCAAAAAAGATATAACAACTCACAAGGAAAGATTCAATCAATATTTAGAATTATTTAATGACATAGATAATAAACTAAAAATAAATGATTATAATTATTTCGCCAAAAGAATGAAAACTATAAAACAATCAATAATAACAATTAGAAACTATGAGAATAAAAGAATTAGCTAAAAAGTATAATCTTGGAAAAGATGATTTCTGGGAACTTAAACGAGGTCAGAAAAGTATGTGGATAATCACACACGATGCCATTGAAAAAATTGCCATCATTGAAAACATTCAATTAATAAACTTTGAGATATTAAACACTGAAGTTGATTTTGCAAGGTTTTTAATTACTATGAAAAAAGGAGATAGAAGTATTATTAGCGTGGGTGAAGCATCTACTAAAAATTGCACATCTACTTATTATGGAGCAATGGCCGAAAAGCGTGGGATTGATAGATGCGTTTTAAAACTTATAAATGCGTATGAATATGGTATCTACTCAGATGTTGAAGCTGATGCCTTTAAACAAGCTAAAAATGGATAATACGTGCGAACAATACTACCTAAATATATTGCTATCAACAATAGACCAACGCATAATCTTAATAGAAGATGAATGTAAAACATCAAGCGAAAAGAAAATAGCATATAAAACTTTATTAGAACAAATATCTAAACAACATAAAAACTAAACTATGAAAAAAGAACATCTAAGCTATTCAGCATTAACGCAATTTAAAAAGTCACCAAACCATTTACTTGCTTATTGGGAAGGTAAACAAACAAGAACCGATGCAATGCTGTTTGGTTCGTTAATTCATAAGATTATATTAGAACCTGAAACCTTTGATTTTGAATATGTAGTGTATCAAGGCAAAGCAAGAAGGGGTAAAGATTGGGTTGAATTTTCAGAACTAAATAAAAATAAAACTATCATAAAGCAAAGTGAATTAGATAATGCTTTACAAATAACTAATGCAGTTGCTAATGATAAAGTATTTATGGACTTAATAAGCAAATGTACAAAGCGAGAACAACGTGTTGAATGGACAGAGCAAGGTGTGAATTTTAAAGGGTTTGTAGATATGGTTGGCGATGGTTGGATAGCTGATATAAAAACGTGTGCAGATGCCTTAAAATTAAAGCGTGAAATGTATTATAACGATTATAAAATGCAAGGTGCAATGTATCTTGAAAACTATCCACCAAATACTAAATACTATATTATTGCAGTAGAAAAATCAATACCTTATAATATTAAAGTATTTAAATTAGGCGATAATATGCTTGAAGCTGGTTACTTAGATTACATTGATTTAGTAACTAAATACAAAGCGTGGGATGGTAAACCTAAAGGATATTCTGAAGAAATAGAAGAATTAGCATACAAAGAAGATTAACCAATAAATATATAAACTATGGAAACAAAAAAAGAAAAAATACAATTAAATGATTTTGAATTAGAATTTTTAATTGATGTTTTAGAACACGATAAAATTAACTCACAATGGAATTTAGATTATAAAGAATTAGACGAAGTATTTAAAATATATAATGAAGTAATTACTAAATTAAATACTATGTTAATAGTATATAAAAATAAAACTGTAAGTAAAATATAAACTATGGATGAAGAAGAAGAAACAAGAGATTTTTTTGATTTAATTGATGAAGCGTATGAACGACTTGTTGATGAAAGATTAAATAACGGATATTATAATAAACAAACAAAAAACAAATAAAAATGAAAGTAACAGGAAAAATTGAGAACATTTTACAAACTCAAACAGGAACAACAAAAGCTGGTAAGCAATGGAAAAAAACATCTTTTGTAGTTAAAACAGATGATGAATACAATAATCTATATTGCTTTGATGTATTCGGAGAAGAAAAAGTAGATAAATTTTTACAATACAACTCTAAAGGTGATGTAGTTGATGTTGACTTTAATGTAAAAACTAATGAATGGCAAGGTAAATACTTCACTTCTTTAGATGCTTGGAAAGTATTCAAAGCTGATAACAGCAAACAGAAAGAAGAAGTAGCAGTTGAAGAAGAAGGTGATTTACCCTTTTAAGTATAAACAAACTATTAAACTATTAAATAATGAAGGGTTTAAAATCACTTTCAAATCTTATAGAAGAATTAATAATTGAAGGTTATACAATACCAGAACTTGCTGAGCAATGGGGTTTTCATCCTACTACAATAGCTTGTGCATATAAACCAACAAAAAAAGGTTTTAAGTATATAGATTTTGAACAACAAAAAAAAGAAGTAGTAGAGTTGCCGAAAGGTGATTCTATTACTTTCAATAAGATTTATACTTGGCAATCATTAAGCCAATTAGAAAAACTATTTTACGAACAATATAAAGAAAAACATATAGCATACTATGAATAATACTATAAATAAAAATAGATTAAAAATATCTAAAGAAATTGGTGATAAAGCAGAAAATTTATTTATTGATGTTTTTAGTAAATATTTAAAATCTAAAAATAAAAAAGTTAATATTAGAAAAAGCACACCCTATGAAGATAGAAATTTACATATAGATTATTATATTAATGGTGGTTCTTTTGATATTAAAGCTAAACGACATTTAGAAACTATTTGGTTAGAGAAAAAAAATATAAATGGTAATAAGGGTTGGCTACTTGGTGAAGTTCAATATATAGCGTTTGATATTTTAGAACTAAAATCTTTTTGTATTTTTAAAAGAATTGATTTATATAATCATATAAAAAATATTAATGAATATACTGATAATAAATTAGAATATAATAAAATCTATACACGATCTAAATGGGGTAAAAAAGATGAAATTATAAAAGTAAAATATGATGATATAAAACATTTAGAAATTTTAAAACTACAATACAACAAATAAAAAAAACTATTTTATTTTAACTAAACTATGAATTTAAACTATGAAGCAAATACAAGGATGGATAAAAATCCATAGACAGCTTTTAGAATGGGAGTGGTATGATGACATAAATGTAACAAGGTTATTTTTACACATACTTTTAAAAGCTAATCACAAATCAAAAAACTATAAAGGCGAACTTATACAAATTGGTGAACATTTAACAAGTAGAGAGATACTTGCAAATGAAACAGGTCTAACAATAAGACAAGTGAGAACTGCACTAACTAAGCTAAAAACGACCAACGAAGTGACCATCAAATCAAGTTCACAAGGAACTAAGATACAAGTAGTTAACTATGAAAAGTATCAAGTAACGACCAACGAAGTGACCGCAAAGCGACCAGCGAGCGACCAGCAAACGACCAGTAACAAGAATGATAAGAATGAAAAGAAGAAAAAAAATAAACAAAAAAAAGAAATTTTAATTCCTTATATGTCAACCAATAGCATTAATAATTATTTAAAACAAAAAAACGATGATAGTAAATAAAGAAGAACAACTAAAATACTTATATGCTTTTAAAGAAGGTAAAATTCAAAAAGGTTTAGGTATTGGTTGTGAATATGATAATTACTATGTACATAAAAAAGGTACTATGACTGTTGTTATTGGCCTTGATAATGTTGGAAAAACATTTTTTTTATTATGGTATTTTTTGTGTTTAAGTGTTAAGCATAATGTGAAGTGGTGTATTTGGTCAGGTGAAAATTCTGCTGGTCAACTTACAAGAGATTTAATTCAAATGTATTCACAAACAGAAATTAATGATTTAAGTAAAACACAAATACAAAACTATTATAATCAAATTTCTAAATGGTTTACTTTTGTTAGTAATAAAAAAATGTATAGTCATAAAGATTTATTAAAAATATTTAAAGAATCCAATTGTGATGCTTGTGCTATTGATCCCTATACAGCTTTGAATCACGATAGAAGGGTTAGCCAATATGAACGTAACTATTTAATCTGTAATGACATTAGAGAATTTTGTAATAAAACAGGTAAAACAGTTTATATTATGACTCACCCAATGACAGAGGCAGCACGTAGAGTATTTCCAGCTGGGCACGAATATGAATCTTATATACAACCACCAAGAAAATCTGATACTGAAGGTGGTCAGGTTTTCGCCAATAGAACGGATTCATTTATTAGCATCCACCGCTTTATAAATTCTCCAATATTATATAAATTAACACAAGTAAGAATAGAAAAAATAAAAGATAAACTTACAGGTGGTAAACCAACATTAGCTGATCCTTTATGTTTTGATTTTAATCGTGGTATGGGTTTTACTATTGGTGGTATAAATCCTTTAAAAAATGAACTGAATAAACAATTAACTATATAAACTAAAACTATGGATGAATTACAATTACTATTAAATAAAAACAAATTGCATATCTTGCTTATAAAGGTAATGCACGACATAAACAAGGGTAATCCTCCAAAAAGCAAATTGGATGCCTTAGAAACGCTTAAAATAGCAATGGACACTATAAATGAGTTAGCTGAATACAATAGAAGTTTATTAAAAGAAGTTAGAAAACTTAGATTGGATAATGCAGTTCAAACAAAAGATATAGTAGAACTTAAATTAAAAATTAATACTTTAGAAGAATGGAAGTAATAACAATGTATTTGTTGGTATCTCATTTTGTAGCAATACTTACAGGTATGTTTTTATTAAGATTAATTGATGAATATTTTAAAAAATAGATTATGCCTAAACCAAAACCAAACGAAAAGAAAAAAGATTTTATGATTAGATGTGTACCAGAAGTAATTAATGAAGGTTACAAAAGCGAACAAGCAATAGCAATATGTTCTAAGTATTATGAAAACAAATCTAAATAAATACAGACAAGTTAAAGATTGTGTTTATACTCATCCACATCAAAGGATAAATAAAAACATAATAAAACACTATTGTGAATTATACCCTAATGATCAACAATTAGGGGAACAAATAAGAAAACTATATGAATGCTAACAGAGAAATAAAGAAAGCTTTACAAAAAGAAGTAATTAAAGAAATCAATAAAGCTCATATGTGGTGTGCAATAATGATGGATGAAAAAAGTAAGATCAAAATTAAATCACCTAATCAAATGAATGTAAGTGTGATTGCAGTATTACTATTTTCAAATCCAGATTTACACGAATACATTAATGATCTTATTGAATTAATGAAAGCAGAAGAAAATAAAACTAAATTAGAAACTAAAGAATAAACTATGGGAGGTAGAACAAGCCAGCTAAAAGGCAAAAGATTTGAATTGTCAATAGCTAATAAACTAAAAGAAGTATTTAAAATTAAAGTAAGAAGAACACCATTAAGCGGTGGTATGGATTTTAAAGGTGATATTATTTGCATTGATGACAATAGTATAATAAGTGAATACAGTTTTGAATGTAAGAACCAAGAAAAATTAAACATCTGGAAAGCATTAGAACAAAGTAGGAACGATGCTCCAAGAGGTAAAACGCCGCTTGTAGTATTTACCAAGAACTTTCAATTAGATTATGTGGCTATCGAATTCAATGACTTCATAAATTTATTATTAGAGTTACAGGAATTTAGAAATGAAAAAAATTTATAATTTTGTATAATCGTGAATAAAAACAAAGTATTAACATTATTAGCTGAATATCATAATAAATGGATAGCAAGCGTTGATGCTTTAATAAATGATGAAAATATAATTGCTGAAGATATAGTACAAGATATGTATCTGAAGATTCACAATTCAAAAGATGAGGTTATAAACAAAGCAATAGTAGATAACAAACCACATATAGGATATATCAATAAAATTTTGTATAATATGTACTTAGACATCCAAAAAGATGAAAGCATAAAAACAGAACTAAAAGATAATCATACAGTAGAAGAAAAACAACCAGAGATAAACAAATTCAATATAGAAAAGAAGATTGATGAAATAGTAAACTCATTCTATTGGTTTGATAGAAAACTATTTAATTTATACAGAAAAGAATTTCATACAATTCGGAGTTTAAGCAAAGCAACTAAAATTAGTCACGTAGTAGTACACAACACAATAAGCAAGTGTAAAAAAAAAATTAAAAGAAAACTAAAAGATGAAATCTAAAGGGTTAGGAGATACAGTAGAAAAGATAACTAAAGCAACAGGCATTGATAAAGTAGCTAAATTTATAATGGGTGAAGATTGCGGATGCGAAGAACGTAAACAAAAACTAAATAAACTATTTCCATATAAAAATGCTCATTGCTTAGTAGAAGAAGAATACAACTATTTAAAACAATTCTTTAGCAAACATAAAAACACCTTAACTAATATAGAACAGAAAGAACTATTAAAAATATTCAATAGAGTATTCAATGCCAAAAAAGAATCATCAACCTGTGGAAGTTGTGTAAGGGATTTAATAAGTCAAATGCAAACTTTATACAATACATATGAACAAGAAAATGAAAACAAGTGAACACAAAACAAGAAAACAAACTGAAGAAAAATTATTATTATACTTAGAACAGTTAGAACAAATGAACAATGAAAATACACTGAATAATGGCGAATGAAGAAAATTTAAAGAGTTGGTCTAAAGGAGAATCTGGCAATCCAGCTGGCAGACCTAAAGGAAGTAAGAATAGAAGTACAATAGTACGTGAACTATTAGAAGTATTATTAAAGCGTAAGAATCCGTTAACAGGTGAGGATGAATGGATGTCAGCAGAACATCATATGACAATAGCAGTATTGCAGAAAGCTTTTGAGAAAGGTGATGTAAACGCATATAATGCTTTAATGAATTCAGGATATGGTTCACCAAAAGATACAGTAGATGTTAATACAACAGAAACAGTATCACACGACTTTAAAAAGTTAGTTAGTGCAATTAAGTTTAAGTAGAAAGTATAGAACATTTAAAGAAGTTGATTCACGTTACTTCATTGTTACAGGTGGTCGTGGTTCTGGCAAATCATTTGCTATTAATACATTCTTATTATTACTAACCTATGAAGCTGGTCACACAATACTATTTACAAGATATACATTAAGATCTGCTGGTATATCAATTATACCTGAGTTTATTGAAAAGATAGATTTACTAAAAAAAACAGATGACTTTATAGTAACTAAAGATGAGGTAATAAATAAAGTAACTAAATCTAAAATACTATTTAGAGGTATTAAAACAAGTTCAGGAGATCAAACAGCTAATCTAAAATCATTGCAAGGCATAACAACGTGGGTGTTTGATGAAGCTGAAGAAATGACCGATGAAGATATGTTTGACAAAATAGATTTATCAGTTAGGCAAAAAGGTTTAGAGAATAGAGTAATACTAATACTAAATCCAACAACTAAAGAAAACTTTATATATCAAAGATGGTTTGAAGCAAGAGGTGTACAAGCTGGTAGCAACATAACTAAGGATGATACAACATACATACACACAACCTATTTAGACAACATAGATAACCTAAGTAAAAGCTATGTAGAGCAAATAGAGAGAATGAAAGAAAGAAGGCCAAGTAGATATAAACATACTATACTTGGTGCTTGGTTAGAAAAAGCAGAAGGTGTTATATTTACTAATTGGAAAATAGGAAAGTTTAAACAAGTAGGTAAAAATGTATTTGGTCAAGATTACGGATTTAGTAATGATCCAACAACCTTAGTACAAACAAACATAGATAAAGAAAATAAACTAATATATGTTAAGCTATGTGTATATCAAACAAAGCTAACTACAAGCGAGATAGCTACATTAAACAGTAAGTTTGCTAATCGTGATTTAATAGTAGGCGATTCAGCAGAACCAAGATTAATATCTGAGTTAACAAGAAACAATAATATAGTAGCTGCAATAAAAGGTCAAGGATCAATAACATACGGAATAAGCTTACTACAAGATTATGATTTAATCATAGATGAAGAAAGTACAGATTTAATTAAAGAACTAAATAACTATTGCTGGTTAGAAAAGAAATCACAAACACCTGTAGATAAATTTAACCACGCTATTGATGCATTAAGATATGCAGTTAGCTACCAATTACAAAACCCTAATAAGGGTGAATATCATTATTATTAATAATCTATATAACAAAGTCAAAAAAAAAACATTTATATAATATGGCTATCAAACTAAACATACCAGAATCATTAAGTGAAATTACATTAGGCCAATACCAAGAATGGTTAAGAATCACAGAAGGCAAAGAATTAAATAGTTTCTTTCAACAAAAGATGATAGAGATATTTTGCAAATCAAGATTGATTGATACATTAAGAATGAAAGCAAAAGATATTAATGAAATCACACTTGGACTAAATAAAATATTTGAAGCTAAACCAACTTTAAAAACATTGTGTGAAATCAATGATAAAGAATTTGGCTTTATACCTAAGTTAGATGATATGTCATTCGGTGAATATATTGATTTAGATACATACTTAGCTGATTGGGAAAATATGCATTTAGCAATGGGTGTTTTATTTAGGCCTGTGAAATATAAAAAGAATAATGAATACATTATTGAAAAATACGAAACAGCAAGTAAATACGATATGAAGCAAATGCCATTAGATGTAGTAATGGGTTCATTGGTTTTTTTTTGGAATTTAAAAACAGAATTGTTGAAACATATAGCGAACTATTTGTCGAAACAGGAGGTCGTGAAGTTGCCACAACATCTGATAGCTTCGCTGCAAAATGGGGTTGGTTTCAATCCATTTACGGACTCAGTAATGGAAACATTAGAAACATACACGAAGTAACACAATTAAAGCTACATCAATGTTTGTATATGTTATCATTTGAAAAGGATAAAATGGAATTAGAACAAAGTATACTTAAGAGAAATGCAAAGAAATGAAATTATAGACGAGTTGATTACAAGGAAACTATTTTTAGAAGATGATGTAATAATTCTTGCTGATGGCTTTGAAGATGCAATGCTTGGAGTTACTGCAAGAAAGCCAACTTGTGCTATATATGATTTTTGGAAGTGTTTAGACATAACCATAAAAGATGAAGATATGAACTTTGATGAAGCTTTAGAATGGTTAGAAGAATTTATAGAAGAAGATATGGGTGAACACTCACCAATCTATTTAAAAAATATATAACAATGAATAGTTTTTACAGGGTAATAGATAGTATTAAAGATGCAGTAAGTGCAGAACCATTTAATCATCAAGTTACATTTGGCGATATAGCAGATATTGATTTACAAAAGCAAAGTTTATTTCCATTATGCCATATAATGATTAACAATGCAACTATCACTAATAATTTAGTGCAGCAGAATATGACAATCTTTCTAATGGATTTAGTGGATATAAGCAAGTCAGAAGATGTTAGCTTTTTCTTAGGCAATGATAACAAGCAAGATATACTAAACACTCAATTAGGTTTAGCCACAAGAATAATGAGAGTATTACAAAAGGCAGATGCATATAGAGATGAATTTGAAATTGTAGGTGATGCAACTTGTGAACCATTTACTGAAAGGTTTGAAAATATGTTGGCTGGATGGGCGATCACATTTACAATAAATACTAATACAGATATGACTTATTGCTAATGGGAAAGTTTGAAGAGGCATTAGAGAAATACGCTAAGTATGTTATCAAGAAAGCTAAAGAGAATTTAGCTAAAGGTGGCAAGTATGGTTCATATGATAAATCTGGTGCATTATCAAACAGTTTAGGATATAAGATAGTAAAAGGTAAGGTTTCATTTTTAGGTGAAAACTATGGTGTGTTTTTAGATCAAGGTGTTAAAGGTGCAAAATCAACATATCCTGAAAGCAGTACATCACCACACAAGTACACAACTAAAATGCCTCCAAGTAGTGTATTTGATAAATGGACTATAAAAAGCGGTATAGCACCAAGAGATAAAAAAGGTAGATTTATAAAAAGAAAATCATTAAACTTTTTAATAGCAAGGAGCATATACAGAAAAGGTATTAGGGCAACAATGTTTTTTACTAAACCATTTGAAGCAGCATTGCCATTATTTGAAGATGATATATTAGAAGGATTTTTAGAGGATAATTTAAAATTAGATTAATGAGTACAGAAATTAGAGCAAGGTCACCATATTATGTAAGGGCATCAGATGTTACACGATTGACAAAAACACAATTAGATTTATATATCTATGAGGGTGTTTCACCAACTGATTTACCAGCTTCACCACAATATACATTGTTTAAAGAACCTATTAATGGTGAATTAGCTGTAACATTTGAAATAAGCGAATTAATCAGAGATTACTTTGATAACGTATATACAGGAACTTACGCATCATCTGCTGGTTCTGTATTATGGGTTAGAACAATTCAAAGTTTTTCAATATCATCTGGTGAAATACCTGAAGCTATTACAAATGATTATTTAGCTTTTGATTCTTATACTGAATTTCAAGATGGTGTCAACTTTGGTTTTCCAGCAACACAAGTACCATTAGAATCAACTTTGATTTATACTTTAGATGGCCAAAGGTTATTTATTCCTGTATTAGCTGAAGAAACAACACAAGTACAATTCAAATATAATGGTGCAGTAGTTCAAACCGATACAATCAGCGATAATGGAAATACTAATCAAAAAATACAGTACCCTAATTATGTAGGCAATGTAGACCAAGTAATAATCACCTCAACATTACCAAGAACATATACAGTAGAAACAATTGAAGAATGTAAATATCCAACTGCTAAAATAAGCTTTGTAAATAAATACGGAGCATTACAGGATTTATGGATGTTTAAAAAGTCAGTTGAAAGATTAGGAACTAACCAGCAAGAATTCAACAGGAATTTATTAGATTATACAGCATTAACATATTCATATAAAGCACATAGTAAAAAGGTATTTAACAAAAGCGGTAATAAATCCATTACATTAAATAGTGGGTTTTATAGCGAAGATTTAAACTTAACATTTGAACAATTATTAGTTAGTGAATATGTATGGATGACACGAAACAATACTATATACCCAATGGTTATTACTGATTCATCAATTACATATAAAACAAGTTTAAATGATAAATTAATAAACTATACAATCAACTTTGATTATGCTTTTGATTTAATTAATAACGTACATTAATGCAAGAACTAATATTATTTATAAAGCCACAGTTTAGAGATAATGTTTCACAAGATTATGTGAAGGTAGATATGTTTAGCGATGAGAATGTAACACTAACACAAGTCATACAAGATGTAAGAGATATTGACAAAGTATTTACTGACTATTCACAAACATTTAGTTTACCAGCATCTAAGATCAACAATAAACTATTCCAACATTGGTACAATCCTGACATAGATGGTTTTGATAGCAACATACAAAGTGAAGCAATCATAGAACTAAATTACCAACATTTTAAAAGTGGTAAAGTACAACTTCAGGAAGTTAAGATGAAGAACAATAAACCAAGTGTTTACAAGATTACATTCTTTGGCAAAACAGTTAGTTTAAATAATATATTTGGTGAAGATCAATTAGATGATTTAGTATGGTTAAATAATTTTAAATTTTTAAATACAGTTCCACAAATTAGAGCTGGTTTAGATTCTGGTTTAGATATTACTGTTGATTCTGTTTTATATCCAGATGCAATTATATATCCTTTAATTTCAAGAAAACAAAGATATATTTACGATAGTTCTAATATTACTGTTATGTCTGGAACTGCTACATCATCACAAAGCGATAAATTAGTAGATATAAGTGAAAATTTTACAAATAAAGTTTTAGTTAATGATGTTGTAAAAAATACAACTGATAATACTATTGCTACTGTAAATGCTATTGATGATAATAATACTTTAACACTTAGTAGCGACATAATGTCTAATGGTGAAAACTATACAATAGTTAGAGCTGACAATGGTAATGTATTTATGGCTGGATCTGCCGATGATCCTACATATAACAGAAGGGGTGTATTTCCTGAAGATTTAAAACCAGCAATTAAAGCAAGTTTAATTATAAAGGCAATAGAAGAACAATATAATGTTTCTTTTAAAACAGGTGAGTTTTTTGATTCTGCTGCATTTAGCAATTTGTATTTATGGTTAAATAGAAAAATAGATGTTCCTACATTTGGATATGATGTTGTTGTTAGCGCATCATTTAATTGTGTAGATACAAAACCAAACTCTTGTACATTTTTTGGAGCAACTTCAACATCTCTTTTTGATAATGGTAAATATAAAATAGAAAGTCAAAGTTCATTTGATACTTTCGGATATGCTGCTGAAGTAACTCCAACAGTATCAACAACAGTTTATACGATTGATATTATTGATGATTTAACAGATACAGTTGTTGCTACTGTTACAGGTAGCGGAACGCAAAGTATTGAAGTAGGTTATGGAACAATATTAGGAACAGGCCTTGCAATAGGTCAGAAAAAAGAATTAGTTACAAGAGTTGTTTCAAATACTTCAATAAGTTTTTCATTACAACTTGTTGTTACATATGATGAAATAGATGCTTTTACAACATTACAAAGTTTTTTTAGCACATATACATCTGTTGCTACAATCTCAGCTTCACCACAATATTTGTTACCAACCGAAGAAGCGCCAGAAATAAAAGTTTTAGATTTTCTTAAAGGTTTATTTAAACAATTTAATCTTACTGCATTTTTAGATAGAGATGATAAAATAGTTGTTAAAACATTAGATTCTTTTTATAGTGATTCAACAACAACGCACGACATTAGTCAATATATTAAAACTGATGATAGCACAGTAAGTGAAGCATTACCATTTTCAGATATTACACTTGAATATCCAGAACCAAATACAAAACTTGCATTAGCATATGGAAACATTCATAACAATAGATATGGTAAATTAGATTATCAAGCAAACGCAAGTAGAGGTGCTACATATAAAGTTGAAACACCATTTGGTCATATGTTGTATGAAAGATTACAAAACTTAAATGATGAATCATTTACTGAAATACAATATGGTTTAAGCGTAAATGAATCAGACAATCCTGTATTACCAAAACCATTACTATTTTATGGAGTTTATCAATCTAATATAAGCACACCTATAAATTTTGTAGATAGTGAAAGAAAAGAAGATGGTGGTATTGCAGATGCTGGTACAAGAACTTCAATAACTTATTATTGGATGCCTCATAACGCAAGCGAATTAGGAACTGCATCAACTGCACCAACATATAATCTAAACTTTGGTAGTGAAATAAACAGCTATACATTGACAGATTATGGTGGAAACAATAATTCGTTATTTCAGTTGTATTATCAAAATTATATACTAAGAGTATTTAACACTAAAACAAGGATATTTAAATACAAAGCTATACTACCATTAAAATTTTTATTAACGTATTCATTAGCTGATAAAATATTTGTAAATGGTCGTGCTTTTACGATCAATAAAATAACTACTAAATTACAAACAGGTGAATCATCACTTGAATTATTAAACGAACCAACATAATGAAAGATATATTAGATGGATTAGAATTTTGCAAAGAGAATAACATCTTTGATAAAAACATAAATATTGCATTAGGTTTAAATCTATATGTGCAAACATTTGAAGAAGCAGCATTACAAAATAAAATAAAATTAAATGAAAACAATATTAGTAGAGGTTGATTTAAAAGGCGCACCAGAAGCCATTAGAAATATTGATGGATTAGAAAATGCTATTTCATCATTAGAAGATGAATTAAAACAAGCTGACTTTGGTAGTGAAGAATTTAAAAAACTATCAAAGGAGTTAACCAAAGCTCGTTCTGAATTAAAGAATACTGAATTAGCATTAGAGGCATTAGATTCTGAGCAAGTAGCATCTGAGTTTGGAGCATTAACAGGAGCAGTAGGCGATGTTTCAGGTGCTTTTGTTTTATTAGGTGGTGAAGATGGAACAGTAGCGCAATCAGTTGAAAAGATACAAACTGCTATTGGTGTATCAATGGCATTTAAAGGTGCTATTGAAGGTTTAAGTGCTGGTAGAAAATTATTAAATAATTTCTTAGCAACATCAAATACATTACAAAAAATTAATAATGCTGGTACAGTTGTAGCAACAGGAATTTATAAACTATTTGGTAAAACTGTTGATGCTACTTCTAAATCATTTAAAGGTTTAAGAACTGCAATTATAGCAACAGGTATTGGCGCATTAGTTGTTGGTATTGGTTTATTGATTGCAAACTTTGATAAATTAACAAAAGCATTAAGCACAACAACAGCAGAACAAGATGCATATAATGAAGCATCACAAAAAGCTATTGAAAATGTAGCTAAAGAATTATCTGCTGCTGATAAATTGAAAGATGTTTTAAATGATGAAACACTAACAAGGCAAGAAAAAAATGAAGCAGTAAAAAAACTACAAGATGAATACCCAAGTTTATTAAGCAATGTAGATGCTGAAAAAAATTCTATTGAAGAAATAAATAGAGCATTAGAATTAAATACAAAATTATTATTACTAAAAGCTAAACAAGAAGCAGTAGCAGAACTAAGAACTGAAAAGTTTAAAGAAATAATACAAGCACAAACAGAGGCGCAAACAGGTTCTAATGTTGGCTTGATGGACCATATAGCTACACTACAACTTAGAATGTCAGCACAAGATTTAGCCAATTTAAAAACTGCTGATGCTGTTAAAGAATCACAAAAACAAGTTGATGTTCTTGATAATGTTGAAAAATCATTACAAGCAGAAATTGATGCTATTAAAGAATTAGGTGCTGTTGTTGAAGATAATACAGAAAAAGAAAAAGAAGCTGTAAGAAAAACAAATGATAGAAGAAAGGAAGCAAAAAGGAAAAGAGAAAAAGATGCTGCCGATAAATTAGCAGCTGCAAATGCACTTGCCGCAAAAGAAGCAAAGGATGAAGCAGATAGATTAAAAAGAATTGAAGATAATTTAAAAGAGCATAAGCAAAATTTAATAGATATTGAAAATGAATTTCGTGCTGAATTAGAAATAGAATCCGATTTATACAATCAACAATTTATAAGTGAACAAGAATTAGAAATACAAGCAGTACAAGATAAATACTTTAGATTAATTGAATTAGCAGAACAGTATGGTGAAGATACTACGCAACTTAGATTTAATCAAGAAACAGCAATTGCAGATATAAATCAAAAATTTGCAAAAGAAGAATTACAAGCTAAACAAGCTAATGAACAAGCAAAAATTAAAATGGCTGGTGATGCACTTGGCGCTATTGGTAATTTTATAACTGCATTTGCTAAAGAAGATGAAGAAGCGCAACGTAAAGCATTTAACTTAAATAAAGCAGTAAGCATTGCACAAGCATTAGTAAATACATCATTAGCTGTTACCGCTGCATTAACTGCTGGTGGAAATCCTATAAAATTAGCAACAGGGGCACAATTTGTTGAAGCTGGTATAGCAGCAGTAATGGGTGCAGCACAAGTGGCAACGATAGCTAAAACAGAGTTTCAAGGCGGAGGCGGATCAACACCACCAGCACCTTCAGGCGGTTTAGGTGGCGGTACAGGAGCAACAACACAACCACCTGCATTTAATGTTGTAGGTCAATCTGGATTTAATCAAATAGCTGGCGCATTAGGTCAGCAACCGCCAATACAAACATTTGTAGTTTCACAAGATGTAACAACAGCACAGCAATTAGATAACGCAATAATACAAACAGCAACTTTTTAAAAACAAACAAAATGGAAATAATAGAACTTTTATTAGACGAAGAAAATGACAATGCTGGAATAGATGCAATTAGTATTGTATCATCACCAGCCATAGAAAGCAACTTCCTTGCTTTTAAATCTCAGGAAATCAAATTTGCAAAAGTAGATGATGAAAAACGTATCTTAATGGGCGCAGCATTAATACCGAACAAACCAATATACAGAAAGAACGATAAAAAAGAATTTTACGTTTATTTTTCTGCTGATACAGTTAGAAAGGCAAGTGAATTATTCTTTATGAATGGAAACCAAAACAATACAACCTTAGAACACAATATGGAGCTTAACGGTTTGACTGTTGTTGAATCTTGGATTGTAGAAGGTGAACAAGATAAAAGCAGAATGTATGATCTTGATGTGCCTGTTGGAACTTGGATGGTATCAATGAAAGTAAATAACGATGAGGTGTGGAATGATTATGTAAAAGAAAACAAAGTAAAAGGTTTTAGTATTGAAGGTTACTTTGCTGACAAAGCTAATTTAAAAGCAAGTGTAGAATCAGTTGTTGAAGAAGTAGATTTAAAAGAAGAAGAAGCAAATAAAAAAATAGAAGAAATTAGAAATCTATTTAAAAAAAAAAGGATTGATTTAGAAAGTTATAATGATTACCCAGATGCAGTTAGTAATAATGCTAAACGAGGCATAGAACTAAATGAAAAGGTAAATAATAAATGTGCAACACAAGTTGGTAAAGTAAGGGCGCAACAATTAGCTAATAAAGAAAACATAAGTTTAGATACTATAAAAAGAATGTATAGCTATTTAAGTAGAGCAGAAGAATACTACAATGAAAGCGATACTAAAGCGTGTGGAACAATATCGTATTTATTGTGGGGAGGTAAAGCTGGTTTAAGGTGGTCATTAAGCAAACTAAAAGAACTTGATGAAGTTAATTTAGAATCTATGGTAATTGATGAAGATTATGCAGTAATAGATGACCGTTTAGCATATAGCACACAAGCCAAAGCTGAAGAAATGGCTATTAATATAGGGTGTAAAGGTTATCATACGCACGAATTTGAAAACAAAACTTGGTATATGCCTTGTGAAAAACACATAAATAAATAAATATGGGAAATAATAAACTAACAAGAGGAGAAAAAAGCAGAACATCACCTAAGGGAGGTAGAAGGGGTTGTTTATGCAAGGATAACACTTATAAAGTTAAATGCTGTGATGGCTCGTTAAGGGCGCAAGGCATAGGTAAAACACAAGCATAATTAAAAATAAATAAAAAAAAGGTATAACAAGTTCAAAAAAAAAACATTTATATAGTATGAAAGCAAATGATATGTTAAATAAAATCAAAACAATTATTGGCGGTATTGAATTAACTGAAGAAGTTAAAGAAGTTCAATTAGCTGAAATGAAGCTTCAAAACGGAACAGTAGTTGAAGCAGAAGAATTTAAAAAAGATGAAGCAATATTCATTAAGTCAGATGACGAAAGGATTGCAATGCCTGTTGGTGAATATGTTCTTGAAGATGGTAAACTTTTAGTAGTTGAAGAAGAAGGCATCATAGCAGATATGCGTGATGTTTCTGATGATGTTCCAGCAAAAGAAGAAGCAAGTGAAGAAGAAGTAAAAGAGGAAATGGCTGAAGAAGCTGATGTTGCAGATTGGAAAGGTATGGAGATTAGAATCAAAAACCTTGAAGATGCTATTGCTGATCTTAAAGCTGATAAAGTAGATGCACCAAAAGAAGTTGAAGCAACAGCAGAACTTTCTGAAGAAGTTAAAGAAGAAATTAAAGAAGATGTAGAAGTAGAGCTTTCAGCAGTTGAAACTGTTGCTCCTGTAAAACACAATCCAGAAGCAAAGAATGAATCTAAATTTACATTAAAGAAAAATAATTATCCTGAAACATTACAATCAAGGATATATGCAAAATTAAATAGTTAAAAAAAACAAAAAAAACGATGGCAACAACGATTAGTACAACATATGCTGGTGAATTCAAAGAGAAATACATTGCAGCTGCCCTTTTGAGTGGGAAAACTCTTGACAATGGTGGAATGACTGTTCTTCCTAACATAGCATTTAAAGAAGTGCTTCAAAAATCAGTAATGGGTAGTGACTTTATAGTTAACGCTACTTGTGATTATGCTGATGCTGGAACTCTTACACTTTCTGAAAGAATTTTAGAAGTAGAAGAATTTCAAGTAAACAAAACTGAATGTAAAAAAACTTTCGCACAAACTTGGCAATCTGCTGAAATGGGATATTCTGTAATGAATCAAGAACTTCCTAAATCATTTGCTGATTTTATTGTACAACAGTACATTGCTAAAATTGCTGAGAAAACTGAGCAAAACGTATGGCAAGGTGTGAACGCTACTGCTGGTGAATTTGATGGTATAACAACTATTGCTGCTGCAAACGCTGCTTCATTAGCTGGTGGTGCTGCTGTAACAGGTACAACTGTAACTGCTTCAAATGTAGTAACTGAGCTTGGCAAAGTAGTTGACAATGTTGCTGCTAATAGCCCTGCAATCTTAGACAAAGAAGATTTAAGGATTTATGTTGGAAACGGAATTTTCCAAGCTTATATTCGTTCACTTGGTGGATTTGCTTTAACAGGTTCAGCTGGTACTAATGATAGAATGACTCAATGGTATGATGGTGGCGGTTTAAGTTTTGATGGAGTTAAGATTTTCTTAGCGCCTGGTATGCCAGCAAATCAAATGGTTTGCGCTCAAATTTCTAACCTTTATTTCGGTTGTGGAATTTTAGGTGATTTATCAGAATTAAGATTGATTGATACTTCAGAAACATTAGGTGACCAAAACGTAAGATTTGTTGCAAGATGGAAAGCTGGTGTTCAAATCGGAATTTTAGGTGAAGTAACATATTACGCATAATTAATAACTTTTAAGGGGGCGTTGATTCGCCCCTTTATATAAAAACAATAAACAATGGCTTGTGATTTAAGTATAGGTAGAAAAGTTCCTTGTAAGGATATTATCGGTGGCATTGTACGTGTTTGGTTTGTTGATTACGGAGATTTAGGAACAGTAACTGAAACTGCTGATGAAATTACAGATTTATCTGGTACATTTTCAGCATATCAGTATGATTTAAAAGGTGCAAATAGTTTAGACCAAGCTATTACATCTTCTAACGAAAACGGAACTACTTTCTTTGAACAAACTTTAACATTAGTATTGCCAAAATTATCTAAGGAAGATAATAAAGAATTGAAATTATTAGCATACGGTAGACCGCATATTGCTGTTGAAGATTACAACGGTAATTTCTTTATGGCTGGACTTGAACACGGTTGTTCAGTGTCAGGTGGAAGTGTGGTAACAGGTGCTGCAATGGGTGATTTGTCAGGTTACAACCTTACAATGTCTGCTCAAGAGTTAAAACCAGCTAATTTTATTAGTGGTGGAACAAGTGCTGATCCTTTCGCTGGAATGTCGAGTGCGACAGTTACAGTGGTAGTAGGCACTAACAGTTAAAATGGCACAAATTTCATAGTTTAGTGTGATTCAATATATAGTTTAGTTGGCTAAGGGAGAGTTACAAATTTGTTTCTCTCCTTTTTTTATTAAAATAAATTAAAAAAAATGCAGATAATTACTAAAAGTGGAACGAGATTACTTAATTTTATGCCAAGAGAAACTATTGATGCAGCTAAAGTGTACGAATTAAAGATAAAAAGCGAAGAACAGAATAAAGTTATTTTAACTGATTCTAATGCATTATTTAATTCAGTTAAGTATTATTACACTTATAGCACAACTGAAGCTCTTACAGAAGCTAATTTTTACGTTATAGAGATTAACAACACAACAGATGGAACTTTAATATTTAAAGATAAACTGTTTTGTACAGATCAAACACTTTCAACTTTTGAAATTAGTAAAAATGTTTATATTGAAAAGTCAACAGGAAATAATGAATACATCTACGCATAATGGATAACTTACACTTAATACAATTAAACGAATATCAAAGGCCAGTTATTACTGAGGATAAAAACAGAGATTGGATTGGTATTGGCGAAAATAATGATTACTATCAATGTTTGATAGATGCCTTTATGGATTCAACTACTAATAATGCTGTAATTAATGGTATTGTAGATAGAATTTACGGTAAAGGTTTAGATGCTACTGACAGCCATAAAAAACCAGATGAGTATGCTAATATGAAATCAATCTTGAAAAAGAAAGATTTACGTAGAGTATGCCAAGATTTAAAGTTATTAGGTGAAGGTGCATTTCAAGTTACATATCAAGGTAAAAAAATAAAAAGTATTACCCATTTTCCAAGAGAAACATTAAGAGCAGAAAAATGCAATGAAGAAGGGGAAATTGAAGCTTATTTTTATAGTGCAGATTGGCAGAATGTAAACAGAAATACTAAATTAAAAAGATTTCCTGTTTTTGGTTCTGGTTCTCAGAATGAAATATTTATTGTTAGAAGATACGTAACAGGGTATTATTACTACTCACCAGCTGACTATCAAATAAGCTACGCTACTTTAGAAAAAGAAATTGCTGACTATTTAATTAACGATTGTCAGTCAGGTTTTAGCGGTACTAAAGTTGTGAATTTCAACAATGGTGTACCTGATCGCGAAAAACAATTAAGCATCAAGAATGATGTGATGAACAAGCTTACAGGAAGTTATGGTGAAAAAGTAATAATTGCTTTTAATAACGATGCAGAAAGTAAAACTACTATTGATGATGTACCTTTAAATGATGCACCATCACACTATCAATATCTAAGCGAAGAATGCGGCAAAAAGATAATGGTAACACATCGTGTCACTTCACCTATTTTAATCGGTTTAAACTCATCTAATGGCTTTTCAAGTAATGCTGATGAAATTAAAAACGCATCATTATTATTTGATAACGTAGTTATAAAACCTTACCAAGAATTATTGATTGATGCCTTAGACGAGATGTTTGCAGTAAATGACATTAGTTTAAATCTATATTTTAAAACTATCGAACCATTAGAATTCATTGAGATTGACAAAGATATGGATGCTGAAGTTATTGAAGAAGAAACAGGTGTTGCAGTTGAAGATCAAGATTTTGAACAAAAAGATGAATACCAACAAATAGAAGATTTAGTAAATAAATCTAAACTAAGCAAATCAGAAAATAAAGAAGATTTGAGTGATGAAGAATTTGATTTAATACTTGATGGCTTAGAGGGTGAAGTAATGGATGAAGATTGGGAGGAAGTAGCAGAACGTGAATACTTAGAAACTGATGATGAAGAAGAATGGGCGAATAGTTTAATAAAAACTGATTTAGCTGTAATAGATGATAGGCCAAGTGGATTTAGTATTTTAGATAAATCTTACTATAAGATTAGATTTAAGTATGCAGTAGGTTCAAGAAAGCCAAATAAAAAAGGCAATACATCAAGGCCATTCTGTCAACAAATGATGGCAAGAACAGCACAAAAAATTGTTTATAGAATTGAAGATATTGATAAAGCAAGTAATAAAGTATTTGAAACAAGTGCTAAATTACCAATGCACAATAACCAATCATACTCATTGTTTAAATTTAAAGGTGGTGTATATTGCAGACATAAATGGGTGCAAGTATTGTACAAGATGAAAACAAAAGCAGCACTTGATGGTAAAAAAGGAAGTAAGAATTTAGAAGATTATAAAAAAGTAAAAGAAATACCTAAAACATATAGAAGGTCACCAGCTGGTAGTAAAAAAGCTAAAATTGCACCAGAAAATATGCCTAATAACGGACATTATCCTGTGTAAAATAAATTAAGATATGAAAACAATAGAAACAGTATACAATAAATTAAACCAAGCTAAAACAGAATTAGCAACGCATAAGATTGAATTGGCTGCTAAAGATGCTATACAATTTAAAAAAGAAGCTGAACAAATTTATTTTAATGCTAAAAAAGAATCAGAAGCAGAAATATTAAACGCATCATCTAAAATGAATGAAAGTTTTAAAAAACTTAGAAAGTTAGATTCTGAAATGGATAAAATTTTTGAAAGATTTGATAAAATGGCAAAAGATTTAGGTGTAGATATAAGAAGTACAGAAGTTGGAAAAAAATATTTAGAAGCAGCAGAAGAAATTAAAGATTATCAAATTAAATCACAAAGTGCAGAAAGTAAATTAAGAAAATTTAAAGTATAAAAAATGAAAACAATAGAAACAGTATATAACAAACTAAATACAGATAAAACTGAATTAGGTACACATAAAGTTGAATTATCAGTAGCTTCAGATTTAAAAAGATTAGTTAATGCTTTAAATTCTCAATTATCAATTGATGATAGGGTTTTGCCTGAATCACAAAAATTAATTAGTGAATTAACATCTACAATACCCAAAGCTAAAGAAAGAGCAAAAACAAATAAAAGCATTATAAATTCTATTGATGGTAAAATAGAGTTAGCAGAAGATGCATTAAATAAAGCAAAAAATATAGCTAAAGAACTTGGAATAAATACAAATGAAATACAAAATTTTACTCAAGTTGAAAAGCTTTTAGATAATGTTGTAAAAAACAAAAAATCTATGGAAAATTTAACAGGAAGATTAAATGATTTATTAAGATAATATGAAAGCACTTTTTATTACCCGTCAAGATTTAGTAACTTTTACAAGTGCCAATGGTAACCTTGATCCAGATAAATTTCTACCTTATATTCGTATAAGTCAAGATATACACATACAGAACTATTTAGGTACGGATTTATACGAAAAGCTTGAAACATTAATTGAAAATGGGCAATTAACAGAATTACTAAATCCTAATTACTTTAACTTAGTTAGAGATTATGTTAAGGATATGACAATTTACTGGGCAATGGTAGAATATTTACCATATGCTGGTGTTAATATTGCTAATGGTGGAATTTATACGCACAATCCTGAGAACGCTACTTCACTTGATAAAAGCAGAGTTGATTTTTTAATTGAAAATAGCAGAAATACAGCACAGCACTACACAAACAGATTCATTGATTACATTTGTTTTAATACGGATTTATTCCCTGAATACAATAGTAATTCAAATGGTGATATTGATCCAGATACAGTAGCAAATTTTGGTGGATGGGTATTATAAATATTAAATAAAAAAAAGTATGTCAGGTTACGGTAAAATATATGAAAGTTCTTATTGGGGTGTTGGTGTTTGTGATAATACTATTGGATGGGGTTCATCTTATAAATCAATAGCAAACTGTACTGATGCTTCATTTAGTTATCCTTTAGACAGTTACCCTACAAATGGTACTGATCCTACACCTACAATAACGGGTGATGCTGGTGGTACTTTTACAGCTACGCCTTCAGGGTTAACTTTAAACGCATCAACAGGTGAAATTACACTATCAACTTCAACTGTTAATTCTTATACAATAAGATACACTTTACCAGATACAACATTTGCAGAGCAATCAATGCAGATTACTGCACCACCATTTTCAAGTACAAGAAGCTTTTCTTTTGATGGAGTTGATGACTACTTTGATGCTGATATAAGCACTTTAAATAATGCAACTGCTTTAACATTTTCAGGATGGGTTAAAAAAACAAGTGGAAATGTAGTTGGATTTGAAAGTTTTGTTAGTTCAACAGATAGAGTAATTTTATATTGGTGGAGTGATAATAACGTTTATTGGAGTGTTAGAAACGGTTCGGCTTCGGCTGCTGCTTCTTCATCCTTAACTACCTATGATTGGAATCATATTGCTGGAACTTTTGAAGGAAGTACAAATACTATTAAACTTTATATTAACGGCTCTTTAGTAGATACTCAAACAGGGCAACCATCAAGCACAAGTGGTAATTTATCTAATAATTTTCATATAGGTTTATCAAATGGAAGTACATATAGTAACGGCAGCATTGACGAGGTTGCAGTTTGGAATAGTGCTTTAAGTTCAGATGCAGTAACGGAGATTTATGGAAGTGGAGTTCCTAACGATTTAGATGAATTGACTAATGCTTCAGACCCTACAGCTTGGTATAGAATGGGTGAATAATAATGGCAGATTAAAAATGATTAATTAAAAAAAAATATGGCAACAGAATTTATATCTAATAGTTGGTTAATGCCAACCAACGCAAATGCAGAAGCAAATAGAGTGTCTAACTATTCTTTGGATTTTGATGGAAGTAGTCAATATGTAAATGTTGGTTCAATATCTTCTTTGCAAAATGCAACAGAATATTCCATTTCTTCTTGGTTTAAAACACCTTTAAATAATTTGTATCAAGTTATTTATTCTTGGTTTGACGGAGCTGATGGTTATCTTCAATTAATGTTAGTGAATGATGGTTCATTTGTTGTTTATAATTATAGAACAAGTAATGCATACGGCATAAGTGCAACGGGTGTAGTTTCTGCTGATGTTTGGTATAATGCAACAGTTGTTTTTGATGGAAGTGGTGCAGCTAATGCGGATAGATTAAAATTATATATCAATGATACTTTAATTACTCTTACTTACACAGGTACTATTCCAACACAAACGGGAACAATGCTGAGTTCAACAATGTGGTTAGGAGCAAGTAATAGCCCTAATTTTTGGGGGTTAGAAGGCAAACTAACAGAGTTATCCATATTTGACTACTCACTTTCAGCTTCACAAATTACACAATTGTATGGTACTGGTTCAGCTATTGGAAACCCTATGGCAATAACAAACGGTAGAAAACCTGTTGCATATTACCCTTTAGGTAATTCAGCTTTTAACGGAGAATTTTTAGTGCCTAACGGAGCAGAGCAAGATTTTGTATTTTCATTTAATAATAGCAATATAACCGTAGGAGATATAGATAACACAAGTGAATTAAGTTTTTCAACTTGGGTGAGTACAACTTCAACCAATGCAAGTAGTTATCAAAATATTGCTTACAAAAGAAGTGGCAGTACAGGGTGGTTTATTCAGTACCTTTATGGTTCAGGAACAAATGGTAAAATAAAATTTTTTATATTTCATTCAAATGGTTCAGGTACAGGAAGCGAAGTAACAATAACTAATTTACAAAGTGGTAATTGGTTTAATATAGCTTTAACATATGATGGAACTGATGCTGTTGGTGCGTTAAAATTATACTCAAACGGAGTTGAGGTATATAGTAATTCTTCAACGCTT